AACTGGGCATTACAATAATCATCTAACGGTGATGCCAAGCGTTGCATGAGCTGGTACGTCGTCTGGAGCTATTTGACTGCGTTCTGGACGACAGTTGTTGTTGGCTGTATGGACCCGTACAACTTTAAATACTGTGTACGGGCTGATCAGTGGCTAGTTCCTGTTGTCGGTGACATCATGCGTGCAAGGGAGCCATACGCTTCCGAACGCCTTTACCTGAAATCACTGGAGCGTTCCAATGGACTGGATGATTATCAACCCAAGCCTGGAACAGAAGTTAAACCTTGAGTGCAGTTGCCGTGGAGTTAAAGATGCAACAGATTTGGCTGAAATGCAAAACCTATGCGTAGCGCTTATTCAGCAGAACTTTTATCAGGGTCTGATGCTGCGTCAGGCTGTGACTCGCATAGGGTCTTTAGAATCAAATTGCTCTAGTTTGCCACCGGAATAATTTCTACTTCTCTATCCAACCTGTTTACTACACCAATAACTCGTTCCAAGCTGCCGTAATCACAGGCGTCATCCAGACGCTCTGTCCATCTAGCTTCTTGTGAATGCTCGTAGTAGGCAGCAAGAAATAGCGACTCTTCAGAAGCCGCTTTGAGAGCAAAGCGCATGAAATGACTTAATCGTCTTTTGGTTTGGCTCGGCCTTCGACGCGCTTGCGGACGGATTGTGCCCACTCAGCTTGGTCTTTGGCTACAGCCTCGTTATACACATTAGCCGGGCTTACCCGCTTCAATTCCGAATAAACAGCTTCTCTTATCCATGCCGTGGCCCGTTTATCAGCTTTCGACGCAGCTTCCTGAATCATCTGAGCCCGATGCGGGTCCAAAAGAATCTGAAAATACGTTTTATTGCCGTGCCGGAGAGCCATGAACACTACATTACTACAACTACACTACCACGCTATCGAATTGTCGACTCTGTTTTTCCACGCTGTAGTTTGAGCACGCCGGGCTTGGGCGCGCTGGTTAGTACAACCCGCCCGAACTTTGCGTGCTTCCTCTAAAAACATCGCAGCCCGCTGCAGATCACCGGTGGTCGCACCCTGGATCGCCTTGTTTAGACGTTCCATCACAATTTGTCTGCCGGTACGCGGCATTCATGACCTCGCATAAATCCCTGTAGTACGTTACCCGGCCTCGGCAAGAACAAAACCAGCCAATGTCCGTCAAATAAACGCTGACCATCAGTGAACCTCGCTCCAGGTTTTACCGACAGACACCTCAGCCAGCGCTGGGATTTCTCCAAGCCACCTGGCTTCAGCCTCTTCCATTACCTGTTTTAGGGTTGCCGCCCACTCCTCAGCCGCATCCTCTTTAACCAGCAACAAAATTTCGTCATGCACCGCAGCAGCAATACGAACTGTGTCCTCGCCTGCAGCTTTGACTTTCGGCCACAAGTTCCCTAAAGCGCACTTAAGGATGGCAGCTCCAGCTCCCTGGATAGGAGTGTTGCACCTGACAGTCAGCCGATTCATATCGCCCTGTAAATATCGCCGCATTCCTGAAACCGGAACCCTGGTTTCCGCCCACTTTTGGAATTTTGTGGAATCCGCCTCTGCTGCATTGTCTTGCTGCCACCTCCATATTCCCTGATATGTATCAAGCCATTGATCCCTTATTTCTGTCGCACGTTTTTGCGTCATAGTGATACCCATACCGCCTGCATAGTTGCGTAAACCTGAAGGACCAGAGCCATATAACAAACCGAAGTTGGCCGATTTAGCGGTCTGGCGATCACAGCCGACCTTTTCTGCAGTAACGGTGTGCGGATCTTCCCCCACCTGGAACGCAGTAATCATTCGCTTATCGTTTGCTACAGCCGCAGCAAGTCGCAGTTCCATCTGACCAAAGTCAGCGTCAACCAGTAGCCAGCCTTCAGGCGCTTCAACGCAACTGCGAAATTGCTTGTCACGCGGAATCTGCTGGTTGTTGGGCTTAATACAACTCATACGACCTGACTCCGCACCAAGCTGCATATAGCTGGCACGTACGAAACCGGTGCTGTCCATTTTTTCCTGGATTGACTCAATCATCTGGCGGCGTTTTTCACACCTTTTCCATTCCAGGTAAATCTGAATTACTTCGTGATCAGCGGCGTAAGAACGTAGTGCCTGCCTGGATGCACTGGGCTTGCCGTTGGCATCACAAGGGGGCTCACCGTCCAGCAAAACGGTAAGTTTTTCCACAAGCTGCTTCGGACTATTGATGTTGAATCCTGCGTACTCCTTGGTGCCATCTCGAATTTTGCCCTGATCCTTGGCCCGCAAGTTAAAACTGCCATCTTCATCACGTGGCAACTTGTGCTCTTCAGGCATCGAACCATCTAATTGCAGCACAAAATCCTTGGCTAAACCTTTAATGTCGTGCTCGTAATCGACTTTGCGTTGTTGCAAGTTTTCTGCATTCCAGGGCAAACCTGTGCGCCACATCTGCGCCATCGCAGGCAATGCGTGGCACTCAAGTTTGAAAGCTGGTCCAAGCCTGTCGCGACTAATGCGGTTCTCTAAAATTGGGTCAAGCTCCATCAAAGCAGCGACGTCGTTTGCCGCATACTCCAACTGCTCTTTGCTGAGTTCACCGCTCCAGTTAGAGCGCTGTTGCTCTTTTGACAGCTCTTTTTTGAGATAGCGCTTTACAACGCTGTCGAGCCCGTGTTTCGTATTAGGCAGGCCGTTGGTGAGAAGTCGGCTGGCCAACATGGAGCAACGGACCCACCCAGCCGGATGGATGTTGTGTTCTTGGAGCCACCCAAGATCGAATACAGCGTTATGGGCCAGCCAGAATCGGGTTGGGTGGCTGAAGAACCAGCGGAGATCAGCCCAGTCGCCTTTATCAAGTTGAAAACAGTCGATAAGAACAATAGTGTCGCGATCCCTGGCACCTAACTGCAAGAGCCGCAACTTACCCCGCTCAGGCTGCAGCTGGAGCGTTTCTGTATCGAAGCAAATAGACGAGGCATTACGCACCTTGTCCAAATGCTCAATGCCCTCGAAAACTTGATAATTCATTTCACGTCCTCAGGCAGGGGGCCACCGGTTTCACACTCCCACTCCCATGCAGGGATCATCTCGTCGGGATTGTCAGGATGTGGAGCGTACCAGCCGCCTTCATCTGCTTCCCAGCCAGCAGCGGTGCGTACTTTGTAGATGCGTTCTTGCTCCGCTATTGCGGCTTCGACCTTGTCAAGGTGGTCGTACCAAGTGGGGCAGGTCTCCAACATGCGGAGGTTTTCTTTGGCCCTGTAAAGGGCAGCTGAATCAGACATGTGTGGTGTCGTGAACCCTGATAGCGTAGCACACTAATCAATAATTCGGCTCTCCACAATCGGAAAATAGTCCAAATCGTAAGAAGTCATCACAGCCACATCAACACCACAGTCCAGTGCTGTAGCTACGTGCCGCTCAAAGTCCGCAAACCCTTCCCACGAATCCGGGTACGTAACTTGCTTCACCTCCGAAACGCGTGATTCGCTGTCGTAGTTGGTAAAGCGAACCAAGGCTAAAACTTCGTCGTCCACAGATTCGCTCACTCGGCAGTAGGCAAAATTAACGGTGCTTTTCATGTTGCCGAAATACCTTTTGTCAGTGTGTACCGCCCACTTCAAGAGCAGGCGGTATAGACGTTTAATTAACCACTTCACTGACGACGCACATGACGATGTTTTCAAGCATCCGATTGTCCAAGCCAAAGCCTGTCTTGCGTCTGACCCTTTGAACCAACGCGTAAATATCACCCGGAACGCTTATGGGTTCGCCGGTACGAAGAACTTTTTGACGGAGCAGCTCAGCACGCGGAATGCCTTGCCTCTGCGCCTCCCTTGTAATCCGTTCAGCATCGTCTTCGCGCAACGTAATTTTTAGCTGTTTCATAGTCAAAGTGTTTCGTTGTAGAAGGCACTGCCTGGTCCGTAACGAGCAACGATCTCGGGAAACGCACTTAAAATACGGTCTCGATTTCGGGGATCGGCAGCTAAAGCTGCTCCAGCCAGTTTGCTGATAAACGACCCACCGTATTGGTGGGCCGTCCTAATGCTCGCCAGGGTTTGCTTTTCAGTCACGGTCTAGTAAACAACGTTAATACAATAGCACATTACGGCTTTTTGTAAGGGCCGTACTTGGTCAACCCTGCCCGATCCCGAAGGTCGAGAGCTATCTGCCAACCTTCGGGAGGTTCAGGAATATCCCACAAGTGTTTCAGGCATTTTTCCCAGTGCAATATCCGCTCTTTTTCAGTCGCGTTTAAAGCATCGCGACCGGAAAGAATTGGATGAGGGCGGTATTTCTTAGAAGACATAAGTCAATTCCACATGCCCCATTCGTCAAGATCGGGGTCCGAGCCCCGCACCCTATGTCTACGATTATCCGCGTCAGAACTCAAACCCGTTCCAGGGGAAGGGTTTTTAACAACAATCGGTTTTGTTAAAAGTTCGGGTTTTGTTAAAAGTCCATCGTCGTTAGTTTTGACAATTTCTGCATTTTGACAATTTGGATTGTTGTTTAAATCCGTTCCAGGGGAAGGGATCTCCTTTTTTACAGGGGGTTTCACGGTCCCCCCACGCGTGCGAGAAGTAAACTTACCTGGAACGTTTGTACCAGTAGCTTCATAGAAAACCGGTTTGCGCCCCTTGCCCTTGTAATCCGCAGGAGCAGCACACCTGCCAATCAGCTTCTGCCCCTCCAACTTGTCGAGGCTGTACTTGATGGCACGTTTCATGTGAATGCCGCCCAACAGGTCGTGATCCACAAAATCCTGCACCGACCACGCAGTCCGGGTGCGACGCATCTCTTTAAGCATCCCCAGCATCTGTTTGGTTGGACCGTTGATTTTTTCTTCCTTCTCCGGCACCGCTTCAACTCTGTACGTGCAGTCGCTCAGCAAGGCAAAAGCCATTTGCTGACCTTCGCGATCATCCCGTGATTTCTCAACGGTCACGATCCGGGTGTTAGCGGGTAGCCCCAGCTCTGCTAGCTGCTTGCCCTCCACTTTCTGCATATTCCACGTTTCGTCCACTGCCGCCCTGATGGCACTGGTGCCTCGGAAACTGCCATTCCGGTTGTTGTGGTGGATCACGATGATGGTGCAGGCCCCAAAATCCACACCATTGCGCCTTGCAAGCTTCTTCAAGGGCAGTGCGTACTCCCTCCGGTTCTCCTCATAGGGGTTGGAGTCGTTGCAGCCGTCCAGGCTGTCAATAACCACTAAGTCGTAGTTCGGCTTCTCCTTGGGCCCCTGGAGCTTCTTAAAGCGGCTGTACCAAGACATATCCCACTCACCCACGACATCCACGCCCCCTGTAACGCCAATGAGGTCAAACTGCCGCCGCACAATCCGCTCGTTCTGATCACCGTTCAACCACAGGCACCGACCCTTCGGTACATCAACCAGACCCCCATGAACGTCAAAAGATATTTTTTGGCTTATGTGCTTACACAACGTCTGACACATCGCAGACTTACCCGTACCACCATCGGCATGAATCAACAACAACCAAGGCTTAGGCAACAAACCCGGAATCAAATAATCAAACGATGAATCATCCAGCTCATTGATAGGTCTGGGACGAAACTCTTTATTACGCTCAAACGCCAAATGAGAATCGAGCATCCGGTCAATAGCAACCGCCCCTTCTCGTTGTTGCCCACCTTCTATCGCAAGTTGAGTTTTTGCTTGATACAGAAATGCCGGATTTTCTATTGTTTCGTCTAGCTCTAATCCACGCGCTACGAGTTCTGGTCCGCTCAAAATATCCGGTTTGAACTTGACCGGTAACGCCTCGATCTCTTCCACCAATCGTGCAAGACCGTCCCTTTGAAATCGAGTCTTATCAGGATCCACCAAATCAGCTTGGCGAATCAACGACCCAAACCCAAGACCACCCCCACGAAACCCATTTTCCCAACGATCAGCACAAGGATTTCGCCCACTCTTCCAATCGTCAGCGTATTCATTATCCCGCTTACTCCACTCTTCCCACAACTTCAAACCATCCTTATTAGGCAGCTCGCTGTGAATCATCGCCCCGATTTCCCACCAGAACTGCTCACTGTTTGCACCGCGAGGCTCAATAACGCTCAAGCAACTCCTGGCAATCTCAATTTTCTCCTCCCTGGAACGATTTGAATAACGCGTATCCCTTAATTTCTTACCTATATCTTTTTGAGTAAGTTTGCGATGCTGTTCTCGCATTCGCTCTAACAACCATTCAGGAGCAAAAGGTATTTCATTCGGATTACCGTGAAACTGATATTCACCACCATCTTTATAAGCGCCGTAAATTAATCCTTGGCGCCCCCACAAAACTTCCCAACCTTCACCGCCTGCAGCAGCGTGGCTTAAATCGGCAACTTGTAGCTGATCTTTCTCTGGAACAACAAAAAGAAACTTTGCCCTGTTCTTTTTAGGCGAAGTAATCCGTGGAGCGGTTTCGAGATCTTTACCCCACTTTTCTTCAATGGCACCGAGGTTGGCGTCCACATCAAAGATGACAAGCCCGCCAGAACGGCTACCGCTGTAAACACCGACAGCAGCAAATGTCTCTGGAGCATTCTCGATGTATTGAGCCGTCCGTTCAGGCGACACCACATCGTGTGCAGCTCGACCGAGCGGAGACTTGCCCCCAGCTTCTGTGCCGTTGGGCATGACAACGCCCTTGGCGTATATCGGTGCGGTAGCCCAGTGCTTGGGCAGGCTTCGCACAAAATCAACCAGATTCATTTGCTACAGTGACAGTGTGAATGTGTTTTACGTACCCCTCAGAGGCTTCTCCGGCCACTGGGGGGTTTTTCCATTCTACAGCAGTTGACGGCCCCTGCCATTGTGCTACGTTTACAGAGCACCGGGCAACGCGCCCACAGCAAACACACCCAATGCCATTCATTTCCGACAAGAACAAATCTGCTGCTGCCAGCGGCGGCGGTGGCGGCTACCTCAACCCCTCCAAAATCAAGTCCGGCAGCAACGCCCGTTTTGCGCTTTTAGACGACCAACCCCTGGAATTTTTTGAGTGCTGGGGCGAAGCTCCCGACGGCAAAGCAAAGCCATTTCGTTTTGCAGAAGATCCCAGCCCTGAAGACATTCAGGAAGAAATGGGCGACGAATACAACCGCCGCCTCAACCGTGAGGGCACTGCCCCCGACAAAGTTAAGTTTGCCGTTGCTGTACCCGTCTACAACTACGAGACGGAATCAGTTCAGGTCATGCAACTCAGCCAAAAAAGCCTGATTAACGAACTCGATGCCATCAGCCAGATGGAAGACTACGCCGATCTACTTGCCTGGGACTTTGTCATGGGTAAAGAAGGCGTCGGTTTAGAAACCAAATACAGCCTCCGCACCGCACCCCGCAAAAAAGGTGCTCAAGGTGACATCGAGGCGGCCTGGACCGAAGCACGCTCAGCTGGTTTCGACATCGACCGTTTACTCACCGGAGGCAACCCCCACAAACCTGAATGATGCTGCGCGGCAGGACTAGAGGGACTGGTATGACTCTCGTAAATTGCCTGCCCGCAATCTGCTCTTCAACTGCCCGGGCCACGCGGTTGGTGGGTGCCCCGACAGCACCTAAGTTGCAGATTGCAGAAACTCAGGGTTCTCATTGAGGAGTACCGGTGGTTCCAGGGGTTTCAAGTCCCCAATCTCGGCTGGTATTAAGGCAAGATGTCTGTAAGTCCGCAAGCATTACAAGAGGGCTTTCGAGCCCTTTTGTATTAGGTAGACTAATAAAAACACCGTAATAAATGCTCGTAGATACACAGAATGCCCTAGCAGGATTACGCCGCTGGACCCTGGAACGTGATGATTCCGGCCCGCATCGTGTGTACCGAGATAAACGAGGCAACACTTACGCCTCCGTAACCCACATCCTTAAGGAGACCTCACCGAAATGGCAAAAAGATGCCCTGGACCGTTGGCTTGAAAGACCCACTGCTCCTGCTGAGCGCGACCTTGCCTGTCAGCGGGGCACTCTGGCTCACGATCACGCGGAATACGTCCTCAAAACAGCGGCAAAGCTCGCGCGTAACAGCGCTAACAAGCGAGGAAGCTGGAGGACTGGAGATGACGGCCTGGAACGTGCCCCTAAGGGGATTACAACCTGGGCGCTCGAAAAGGCCATTCAAGGCGCCCCTAGGGTCTCTTGGAGCGCCTCTGGGTACGCCCGAGGTCTACGGTCTTGGATAGGTGAGAACGTAACCGCCATTCATGCGGTCGAATTCGCCATTCATGACCCACGGGGTTGGGCTGGAACGGCTGACGCCCTGCTGGACATCGATGGCACGCTTTGCATCACCGACTGGAAAACCAGCGTGAACGCCCGCAGCGAAGAAATGCTGGCTAATTACATCTGTCAAACCGGCGCTTATTCCCTGGGACTTCAGACGCTGACTGGCTTAAAGCCCAAGAAAGGTGCTGTTGTGGTGGCACGTCGCAGCGGAGCACCGCAGGTTCGCTTGCTTAGTGAGCTAGAATTACGTGGGGCGGAGTGTCAATGGTTAGAGAGGATGGACTTGTGGAATTCCCAGCAAGCCCAAAACAGTTAGAGGAAGCCCTGGAACGTCTATACAAAGGACAGACCAACGTGGCTGTCCAGGCCCAAGGCTTGGGGATGCCTCTGGAACGATTAAAACAGCTTTGCACCGCTTATGTAATAGCCCGCCCCATCGATGTAAACGATGAGGACGTATGGCTAGCTGACCAAGCTTTGTGCTGGCCCTATGCTTGAGGAGCTGGACCGAATCCTTGCAACCTCGCAACCGCCACAGGACTACCCATCTCCGCAAGATCTAAAAATCGTTGCTTGAGGGATAAGTATTGCTGGGACGTTAACCACACCGTCATCCCGCATTCTTGGAAGTAATAGGACTTTCTGTCTTTCATTGGTTTTGAATGGCGATGTAGTTGTGGATTTTGGTTTGTAGTTGTGCCATTTTCCTGGCACGTGCTGAGTCAGCCCAGCCCTGCTTCTCAAACACCGCAAACTCCCAATACAGGGAGTCTGCAAGCATATGAAGTTCGTGGAGCGTGAACGTGTTGAGTTTCATGTGAGACAAAATCTCAGTGTGTTTGAGACAACCCACCCATACGGGCGAGTCTTTCGTATTCCCGCACTAAGCGGGCATAATCCTGAACATTGCCTGCCTGGAACGCGTCAATCAACAGCTGGCGCGTCATCCGCATCAGGGCATCCCGATCATCAAAATCGATGTCAGGTAATGGCTGAGCTTCAATAGCTGGATCTTCCGATTCCCGCTCAATATCCGCAGCATCGACGTCTCTATAAGCTGTTGCCCTACTCACATTGTGCTTGCGCTGGAGCGTGGCTGCGACATCGGCTTTCTTCAGCCCCATGTCCAGCAAGCGCTTCGCTAGCGCCTGCTGATCTGTTGTTTGCTGGCTGGTCCGCTTATTCACTTGCTCCCCCAATAAGCCGCAGCAAAATCCTGGTCCGTTGGCATGAAGTCGGGAAAGAACTCCCGCAAATGATCAACGCCACGCATCAAAGTGATGTCCTGCGGTGTTTTCTCTGGATCGATGATCAGGTTGTCGCACTTCCGCGCAAACTCCCTTCCCGCTGGACCGTTATCAATCAGCCGTGGATCCAGCCAGCAGTTGCGGAAATAACCCAGCACCGAGTGCATCCAGTCCAGCATTTCAGCATTGTCCCGATCAAAAACAGGATTGCGTTCATGCCAGCTAGCGATGATGCTTTTACACCTGGAACGTAATTCGATTGGCAGCCAGTTGCAGTCGATCGCGTAGGTGAGGGACATGCTGCCCCGATTTACTTTGTGGCGATTGCAGTCAGTCGCAACGTGGCGAAAATGAGTCGGATAATTTGGTGGATCGAGGAATTGACCAGCGCCACCGGAAACAATTTTTTCAGTGATCATTGCTCCAACACCTCCCATTCAAGGTCGGAGTTTTCCAGATCAACAATCACGGTGGTGACGGCTCTGGCTGGTCCGAATTGTGCTGGCTCGGCTATGTCAGCCGGAAAAATAACGGCAGGACTGGTCTGAACCATGTCGCTGATAATTGCGACGATGCGAAGCTCTACCTGGTCCGTTTCAGTTGATGGCAGGACTTCGACGTCCTCGATCAAGATAATGTCACTCATGGGTGGTGAGTAGTCTACTTATACAATGTAGCACCATAAAAAAGCCCCCGTCAAGCGGGGGCTTCGTTATATCTGAGTCTGAACAACGGGTAAATGCGCTGGCACGTAAACCACACCACAGGTGTCTGTGTTCACGTGAACCGAGCTTTCTAGTTTGCTGTTGACATTACCGCTATAGGTGCAAGGTAAGGCTTTACGAGCACTTGCCCTTATGTAGTGTCCAGCTGGCACGTTTCGGGTGGCAGATTTATCTGTCACCTCAAAAACATGCCCCACCTTTACATGCCGAAAGCGAAAAACTTCCATGGAGTTATATGCAGCAGGATATATCACAATTTTGAATAGCGCGGGTGAACTGGTTCGTCGGGATAAAGAAACTCCATCCCAAACAATTCTGCCTCCTGTTCGCAGATTTTTATCAGCGCCTTCCGGCGTGCCTGGACTTCCCGTCTGCTGTCCTCGTGCCAGAATGTTCTCAAGAGATCATCGCAGCGTTCAAGGTCAGCAGTACATAGGGCGATCTTCTGCTGTGGTGTTAGTGCCATTAGTCCCAAAAGTTTCCGAGTTTGAATTCAGCGACCCATTGATGTGCGATCTGCTCGGCTACATGCAACCGAACAAATTTTGGAAACAATGAATTCCAGCTGGTGCTCATGCTCCCACATTCTCGGTGATATTGCTTAGCCGCTGGGGTTAAGCAATAACGTTCGATTGAGTGGATCGCTAGATCTAGCGAGAAGTTGCCGTGCTTGTAATGCTTGCTTAAATTCTTGATTACTGGCTTGTACCAGCACTCAACATTCGTCGCATACAGTTCAAGCTCACGGGCTGCATCGCAGTCGAGACTTGGTTCTCTCATGGTTTGAAGAAAGGAGAAAGGCCCAGGGTGTGACCCCTGGACTGTGTGATTAAAGGAAGGCGGGCAACTCAGGGCTGAGGCTCACTACCTTGTAGCAGTGTAGTGGATCGATTCGTTTCCAATAAGAAGCGAGTCGTTCTGCGTCAGCTTTAACCCTGGGACGGCCAGACCCCACGAATGGGGCCCAGCCGAGTTGGATGCCGTAGTAGCGGTTAACAGTGTGTCTCATGCTTCTGCGGTTTCCAGAGCTTTTGCAGCGTGTTGTGCTATTTCCTGGAGGAATTTCTGCGCCGCTGCGTCTTCCTTGCGATACCCCAGCGCGTTAAGGTAACTAATCACTGCGCCTCGCAGTACAGCGTTAGTCAAACCCTCGATTTCCAGCTTGTCGCCGGTGTTGGTATCACGGATAGTGATTTTGCTCTCGTCGCTGTAGGAACTGGAATACAGATCTACGGCGCAAGCAGCGAGACCGGCGAAAGTTTGAACGGTTGAACTTTTCATTTAGGTAGTAGAATGAAGTACAGTGTGCTTATTTCACGCGCCAGCACAGGCGAGGTTAATATGCAGCCAATAGGAAGCTAGCGGCGCGCGGAGGCTGACCGGTTCGACCTATTCGCGTTGTCTGTGGTGGGTGCGAGTAGTGCTCCCCCTTCCACTCTTTTAATATATCAGGATCTACTACACTAGTCAAGTATAAAATTATACACTGTAGTATATTACAGGGGGTAGTGTAGCAAATGCTACAGTGCTATATGCTAGGCCGGGGAACTTAAATAATTACGGCTAAACCTTTCTACTGTGCTACCGGGGGTAGGGGTCAGAAACACCACGCTCGTGTACTACACTCACCAAAATAAAAAAGCACCTGATGTATCGCTTTGTAAGTTGCTATTGTGTCGAGAAAGGTCGTGCCTTTTGTTATGGACGAAAACACCACTGAACCCACAGAAGTAAAACGATTCGGTGGTCCGAGAAACCCAAAGGACATCCAAGAAGCCCGAATTATGCGGCTTTACCGCCGCCAACTCGAAGGGCTACCCGCCCTCCAGCTAGTTCTTGATCACGCCACCAAAGAACAGGTAGGTCGCGCCACTGCATTTCGCGATTGGAAAGCAGTTCAAGCACTAAACCGCGAAGATTTCGAGCGCGAACGTGCAGATATGGCATCCCGCATTTTCTCAATGCGCTCCCGCCTCTACAACTCCGCCGTAAAACGCGGCCAAATGCAAACCGCCGCCAACGTCCTCGATTCCCTGGCACGTATGGTCGGCTGCGACCAACCCGAAGAAAGTAGCACATTACCTGAAATCCACGTTAAGATCGAAAAACCCGAGTAAATAACTCATTGGCGCCACAAACGCTCGACATAAGTCTTCGTCCCGCCCAAGGCGAAGTATTTAGCGCCAAAAATAGATTCCGCGTTCTCGTCGCAGGCCGCCGCTTTGGAAAATCCTACCTTTCCTGCATCGAACTATTCACCAAAGCCCTGGAACGTCCCGGTGAAACGTTCTTTTACTGCGCCCCCACCTACCGAATGGCGAAAGACATCGCCTGGAAAACCCTAAAAAAAGTAATCCCTAAGGCATATATCCGCGCGAAAAACGAAACCGACCTCCGCCTCGACTTAATAAACGATTCCACAATCGAACTAAAAGGCACCGAAAACGCAATGGCTCTTCGCGGCCGATCTCTCGCCGGGGTTGTACTAGACGAAGCCGCATTTATGGACGCCGAAGTCTGGTTCGAGGTCATTCGTCCCGCCCTCGCCGACAAACAGGGCTGGGCATTATTCATATCTACCCCGGATGGAACGGCCAGCTGGTTCTACGACCTGTGGTGTTTCTGCGAAGAGGACAAAACCGGCGACTGGATCCGCTGGTGCTACACAACAATCCAAGGTGGCAACGTTCCAGCCCACGAAATCGAAGCAGCCCGCGCTCAACTAGACGCCCGCACCTTCCGCCAAGAATTTGAAGCATCCTTCGAGAATTTAAGCGGTCTAGTCGCCGTAAGTTTCGACGACATCAACATCTCCACCGAAGCCCACGACATATCTGTCTTGCCCTTGCTGCTGGGCGTGGACTTCAACGTCGATCCAATGAGCGGCATCTGCGCCGTCAAAAAAGACGACACCCTCTACGTCTTCGATGAAATCATGATGCGCGGCGGCGCTACCACCTGGGACTTCGCCGAAGAAGTAACCCGCCGCTATGGCGTGGACCGCCGCGTATTTGCCTGCCCCGACCCCACCGGCGGAGCCCGCAAAACTAGCGGCGTCGGCGTCACCGACCACACCATCCTTCGTCGCAGCGGCTTTTCCGTCCAATCCCCCAAAGCCCCCTGGAAAATCCGCGACAAAATCACCGCCGTCAACACCGCCCTCCTCGACGCAACCGGCACCCGCCGCACCTATATCCACCCCCGCTGCAAAGATCTCATAAAATCCCTCCGCACCCTGACCTACGCCCCTGGAACAGGCCTACCCAACAAAAACTTAGGAGTAGACCACGCGTTCGACGCCTTTGGTTACCTAGTGCTCCAACAGTTCAATCTTGCAAAACCTGAAACATTAGGTACGACTTCTTATCGGATCTACTAAGATGAAGGCGTACTTCGTGGCGGTAGTACAGGTTCGACCCGCAGCGGATCGGGTATAAGGGATGCAGGCGCGAGAGCCGGTTCTAGTCCGCAAT